TACATTGGAAAAGCTTAGAAAAAAAGCAAGTGACATTATAAGTCCTGTTATTAGTGCTACAACAACAACAGCTAAAGAACCACCAGCTAAAAAATCACAACCAGGTTATTACTCAGTTGGTGATAGTCATGCTCAGGGTGTTGGTGGCTACTCAGGTAAACAATGGTCTAATTTAGGACAAACAGGTTCAAGTGCATTTGACAAACAACATTTAGCAAATATTAAAAATATTCCTGCTGGTAGTGTAGTTGCATTAAGTATGGGTGCAAATGATTTAGGTAGTGCCAAGTTATCTGATATTGTAGATCAAGTTAATAAAACTATAGCAGCCAGTAAAGCACAAGGTCATCAAGTTGTTTATCTATTACCAACAGCAAGTTCTAATCCAAAATTACAACAAAAACGTGAAGAATTAAGACAAGTATTATTAAAATCATTAGACTCAAGGGACATACTAGATTTAGGTGTTGCGCCAAGTGGGAAAGAAGTAAGGGGAGGAGATGACGTACATTTAGATCCTAAGGGATACAAAAAGTACGGAGAATATATAACACAAATGTTCACTCCCGGCTCAAAGCCAAGTGAACCACCTAAAGAGGTAACTCCGCCACCACAATCTAATGTTGTAAAATCAGTTGCACAACCTCCAACAGTAAAAACTACTCCAGAACCAACAGTTAATGCAGCACCGAAAACAGATTCCTCGCTTGTTCAGCAATATGTTGATGCAAATAAGCCAGCACAAACAACCAAATCAAAACCTGAAGAGAGACCTGTACAAAAACCTGAACAATCTGCAATCAAAAAATCTCAAGTAAAAATAGATTCTCCTGAATATGAAAAAATGATGTGGGATAAACAAATTGCAGCAGGAGATAAATTTAGTAAAGAGCGTGAAGCAAGACTAGAAAAAGAACGTGTAGCTAAATCTAAAGGATTGCCAATAGAGCCTCCTATAACAGAACCCGACTTAGACCCTAAAGGTTGGGCAGCATATGATGCTTATATGGATAAACTTCAAACTGAAAAGGGCGATAAATTTAGTAAAGAATACCAAGCAGCAGAAAAAAAGGCCCAATCAACCCCACCAGAAGATGAAAGTTATTATACCAAATTTATGAATTTGTTTAAATAATTTATTGGTAAATTCATCTGACAATAAGTATCTATATGTCTAAGCAAAAAAAGAATCGAAACACGTATGAAGTTATTACCCAGCAGGATAGTAATGGTGATGTATTAATTCCGATTCCTCCTGTGTTGCTTGATTCATTAAAATGGCAACCGGGTGATGAGATTAGTTTTGACTTAGATGATAAAGGACGATTTATACTTAAAAAGGTATTCAAATGAGAGATGACGATTTGTACGGTGGTGCGACAATAACAGTAGATTTAAGTGATTTAAGTAGGAATGACATATCTAGTTTATCTAATAACGACCTAGACACAATTGATTTAGGTTCATTAGCAAATTTAGCTCCGCCAACTTATGATTATGGATCATACATTTACCCAAATAGTGTATCAAGCATCAGTATAGCAGGATCTGGTAGTAGCACAAGTATATATTCTTCACCGTCTATACCAACAATCACACTGTCACCAAATACATATACAACCGGGTCTTGGTCCACATCACCACTAACTGTACATGATGGTACAAAGGGCATAACAGTAAAAGGTGATACTGAGATTGAGGGTAACTTAAAGGTCAACGGTGTTAACTTAGGTGAAATGTTATCAAAAATACAAGATCAGTTAGCAATATATCAACCTGCCCCCGAACTGGAAGAAAAGTGGGAAAAACTACGTGACCTAGCCCGTCAGTACAAGGAACTTGTTGCTGATATTAAAGAAAAAGAAAAGATTTGGGATATTCTCCAAAAATAACTTGACTGTATATTCACACGGTGCTATACTATACTTACTATCAACTCATGTTGCTATTTTGATATGACAATGCACCTCGCACATCCTGCACTCACTACCCTTGGCAAACGTAAGGGCAAGAAAAAGTGGGCATCTAGTGAAGCCAAACAGAAGGCAGAACGACTCGACCGTGAGTGGCAGGAGCTTCAAGCTAAGTGGAAAACTGATATCAGTGATCGCAAACGTGATCGTGGTCTTAAGGCTAGTGTCTACAAACCACCAATCAATCCACGTGTCGCAGAAATCAAAAAATTTGCAAGTGTTGACACTGGTCACAAAGGTGCAGTCACTATCAAGCAACCAATGCAGTATACCGGTGACAAAATTATTGGCATCGGCACTATGCACAAATCCAATGCTGTCCCTATTTTCAATGATGAGGCAGCTAAGGACATTAGCAAAATGAGGAGATAATCAAAATTAAATGGCTAAAGAAGAAACATTAAAATTAGATGGTGTAGTAACAGATGTACTACCAAACGCAATGTTTAGGGTAGACCTAGAAACAGGACAAAATGTGATAGGTTATATATCTGGTAAAATGCGTCAACATGATATTAAAATTCTGTTAGGCGATACAGTTGAAGTAGAATTCAGCCTTTATGACATGAGCCGCGGCAGAATAACAAGACGGCGTTAAATCTCAATAAATACTCTACAATGTTCAATATTGTAGAGAATCTCTCCGAATCCCGCAAAAAGAATCTTGAGATATTACCACTCAAGTATTCTCCTACGGATTTAAGTCCTGTAATTAGCAAAGCAACAATCGATTATCATTACGAAGAATTAGCCAAAGGCTACGCAAAACGTTATAACAATAACGAAGGTGATAGTGAGTTTAATTATGCAGGAGTTTTCTTGCATAACATTTACTTTGCACAATTTCAAAAGCCAAAAGAAAGTGGTACGCCTAATGGCCCTGTGCTGAATCTAATTAAACGAAGATTTGGTTGGTGGCGTGACTTTAAAGAAAAGTTTAAAGAAGAAGCCATGAAGATTCAAGGTAGTGGTTGGATATATCTAACCTATAACGGAGAAATACGAACAATAGTAAATCATGAAGTCCGTGAGGATATACTTATTTTAGTTGATTGGTGGGAACATGCTTGGGCACTAGATTACCAAGCAGACAAAAAACAATACTTAGAAAATACATGGAAAATAATGAACTGGAGCCATATAAACACACGTTGGGGCAAAAATTTATGAGTATGAAAATTTGTGTTGTAACTGCTACTAGAGAAAAAACGTTAAAAAATTTTCAGACGAATACATTATTAGGACAATCGTTAAGTATTAATACCTATTTTGACGTTGAATTGCTGTGTTATAACGATAACAAAGAGGGACTAAGTAAATGCTATAATGATGCTATAAGTAAAAAAATAAATGAGGACATAATTTTAGTTTTTGTTCATGATGATATAGCGTTGTTAGATTATTATTGGCCATTGCGTGTAATAGAAAGTTTACAAAGATATGATATAGCAGGAGTTGCCGGTAACGTTAGACATCAAATCAATTTTCCTAGTTGGGCCCATAGTCATAGTGACGGAAATCAAGTTATTTGGGATGAAGATAAAAATTTGTCAGGTTGTATGTTACATAGTGACATTTGGCCTCCTAAAATAGTTACTGTTTATGGAGATTTAAACAAGGAGGTAGTAAATTTGGATGGTGCTTTTCTTGCATGTAGGGCAAATACGCTTAAAAATTACAATTTAAGATTTGACGAACAATTTGAATTTCATTTTTATGATGCAGATTTTTGCAAAAATGCACATGAAAAACATTGTAGATTGGGAACTTTTCCATTAGCCTTAATGCATGCCGGAAAAGGTCGTATGGATACCAATGAATATAGATCAGGGTATTTAAAATATTATGAGAAATGGAGTAAAATATGAATTTAGTAATTACTGAAAATGCAAAGACAAAACTCTCTGAAGTTATTGCAGAAGAAAATGATCCTACGCTAAAACTACGTATATTTGTGCAGGGTGGCGGATGTAGTGGAATGCAGTATGGGTTCACATTTGACAATGAATTAAACGAAGATGATTGGAATATTGAGGCAGGTCCAATTAGTGTTTTGGTCGATACAATGTCTGCTCAATACCTTGAAGGAGCAGAAATTGACTACGCTGAGGACATCTACGGATCCAGCTTTAAGATTAAAAACCCCAACGCACAAACGTCTTGTGGATGCGGATCCAGCTTCAGCCCTTATTGATAAATACTAGATGAGGGATTAGTATGCCTATACCAGGACAAGAAAATATCAATATTGGTGCACAAAATGAAGCGGCGAACAGTGATTCGCTTTTTACTGCATTTAATAAAGCACAAAACAACTTTACAACACTTTTTTCGCAATCAAGTCAATATACAAATTTTGTTGGCAGCGAGGGGATTACCACTGACCTTAACAGTAATACCAAAACTGTTACAATTAATAATACAGGGGTTACTAAACTTACAGCGGGAACAGGAATTGCAGTAAGCACAGCGAATGGCAACGTAGTGATTTCAGTTGCGGGCTATAGTAATGGAAGTTTAGTGGCTGGTGTTACTAATGTTGGGATTTCAAGTTCTACATTACAAATTATAAATAGTCCAATCGTAAGTTCAGGTACGATTACAGTAGATTTGCCAATTCTGTCAAATATTATTCCTGGAACTTATTCTAATCCACAATTAGAAGTCGATAGTTTTGGTCGAATAACAGCGGTACAAAATTCTTTTATATCTGGT